AATAGTTGGTGTAAGCATCTAACTCATCAGCCGGTATGGAATCCAATTTTATAGTAGTATCGGGTAGAATGCTACGCTCCTTCACCACGCCTCGTGAGAAGTCACTCAGTACCTTGCGATATTCATCGTCACTGAGAAACGATTTGCCAGTTTCACGCATCTTACTTTCAATCATCGCATCAACGGTGCGATTGAGCCCGTTGAATTTTTCAATATCAGTAGATGAGGTCATCGACTTCTTACCCATCAACTCATATAGTCGATCCTTCTTCAACTGGTCGCGGGTAGTAGTACCATCGGCTTGACCCTTACGCGCGGCAAGTACCGCAGTAGCCAGCTTCTCACGATGGGCTGTATCAAGTTGCCCGGCATACTCAGCAGGGTTTATTTGAGCTAATCGATCTGGTGACTGTGATATGAGTTTGAAGTAAGTGTCATAGTCATTTACAACACCTTTACCAGCGATAAGTTGTTGCTGTTGGGCGCCAGTCATCTTGTTCCATGCTTCGGGGTTTGTTGACTTGAACTGCTCAGCAGTACCACCCCCACCCGTAAACTTAATCGCATCATCAAATATTGCAGCAGATTCTTCAACCTGTGCCTGCTTAATCATGTTGAGCTGGTACATGGATTCCTTCATCACGCTATTGCGCAACTTAGGGTCTTGGATCGCGTTAATGTCATCCATGATCGCAGTGCGAGCATCATCACGACCCGCGTACTTTGCAATCAATCCACCGGCTGTATTCACCGTGTAATCAGCCTCACTCTTAACCTGCTCGGATTTTACCTTTGTGTCAAGCATCTGCTTAATCTTGACAACATCGGGGCCTTCTAGCTGAGTTTCATACTTGTCGAGTAATGCTTTACCTTCAGCGGAACTTGACTGTGTGGCCGCATGAATTGAACTTGAAATGAATGCTGAATTGTAGCTTTGCAGTTTTTCATTAATAGCTTCAGGTGGTAAACCTTTCAGCTTACCTAGGTCAAGCACACCTTGGCGCCCAAGTTCCATTTGAATACTGAGTCGCTTTGGATCGTTCCAATAGAGTGCCGCATTTTCAACGGTGTTTTCTAAAGCAGCTTCAGCAGTGCTGGTTTCCCATGCGCGCATACCCTTGGTACCATGCTGCATGATGTCTTGCTGAGCACTGGTGATGTGTTTGTTTGCTACACGGTCGAACGCTTGACGACCCATCTCAGTTTTAAGTGTACCTGAGTAGTTGCGCTTTAGTTCTTCAAGCTGCTTGTTGACATCGGGCGCGCGGTCGAGTGCATCACGACCCTGAGTGTTGAAGTAACCCTCTTTAGGGTCAAAGAATATTTTGTTCTTGTCACGCTCAAAGCTCACCAGTGCTGCTTCAGCTTCAGTATCAGCAACCCGCTTCTGCGCGGCTTGGTACGTTTGCATCACATCACCAGCGGTATCAGCTACCGCCGCAAGTGCGTTACCACTGAACGCCATAGCAGGTGCATTAGCAGACGCCATGGGTGCGTTGATGATCTGAGTCTCAACCTTTGGACCACCGTACTGTTCAACTTTTAGCATTATTGACCTGCCACCCATTTAGAGTAATCTGCACCGGTATACCCACTTATTTCGCTACCAGCATTCAATGAACTACCCGCTGTATACCACCCCGCAGCTACACCACCCGCAGCCGTTAATAATAATGTGTTGAACGCTCTATTACCCGCACTCTTAGCCATCGCACCTTCAGATCTAACCATAGATGCTTTATCATTCAGATTGTTAGCTTCATCTGTGTAATTGCTACGAATGCGCAACGCATCTACGTTACCCATTAGCTCGGTATCTTCTTGAAGTTGAAGCGGTGAACCTGAGTTTAAATCAACACCGTTCGCACCAAGCGCGACACGCTGGTTCGCTTTCATTTGCGCGACTTTTTCACGATGAACGTTCTCAGCTTCAGTACCCTTGTTGCGGGTTTGAATGGCTTGGTTGTCAATATTGCGCGCATTGTACTTCGCGACATCATTAGCGTAAGCGCCTTGTTGCTTGGCCGCATAACCTTTCATCACTGTACTTACACCAGCGACTACAGCAAGTGTCATCGGATCGCACATTTTGTAAACCTCATAAACAGTTCGTCATTCACACCAACGGGTTCAGGGTCACTCATCGTGAAACCCATCGACTTCAACCATCGGATACTTTTTACATTTTTACAGTGTACCCAATTTTCTAATTTGGGGCACACTTCAAGCATCTCATCTACACCGCTTCGAGTGTGTTCGATAAACTCGCGCTTGTGCATGAATATCAAGTCTGTACCTAGTAACCATGGTACACCAAAACCAGTGACAATGTTCTCAACAACCAACCCAAACACGGCGCAGGGTTCATCATTAATCAACGCTACTGCACACAACTTAGACCGTGGCACCCCCAACCTTAACGCATCAATGGGGGTGTAACCATGTGACGCCGCAATCTCGATACGGTCAGCTTGTCGCATGTTATCAGCAACATACTGAATCAGCTCGTCAGTAGGTTTAACAAACTTAACTGACATCTACAGTAGGTATCATTGTTAATATGGTTAAGGGGAATGCAGAACGTTGCTCAACGCGCAAGCCACCAGACGTACCCCACTGAGGATCTACAATCACCTCTTGCTTGAATGTTCTCAGTGGTATGGGGCCGTAACCGTCAGCATCGAACCTGGGTTTAATCTCGGTCATGGTGCTGACTGTACCATCTGATAACTTGGGGCCAACCCAACCACCGCGTGAGTCTTCAACTTCCATCACAACCTTAGATACACTTTTATCAGCCGCACGAATTGACCCCATTGCCGTAGGGGTGTCAATATCGAGTGTCTCTATAACCGGTGTGAAAGGTAATCCAATTGATACCTTACTGGCAGCACGAGGAAGGGTTACTGAACCACTCGATACTACTAAACCCGTAACTTCAGCACCGTCGCATACGGCCGTAACAGTCTCACCGTCTAAGTGGTCGAGCCCTGTAATCGTAGTGGTAGCCGCACCATCGTAAGTGATCCCGCAATCGACACAGTACACGTCAGAAGATGACGTGGTGATGCGCGACTCGAACCTCTCAACGTATCTGGTTGTAACACCGTCGATAACACGCTTGACAGTACAATAAAGCGCGTCAATGTTACCCTCGGTAACAACTGCAACTGACTCAAACTCACCATCGGTTACGTGGTGATGCCATGCGAATACTTGGTGATCTCGTTGATAAGTGAGCCCAAGCAATACACCGTCATCACGAACGGCCCATAATATGCCGTATGGTTCTTGTGAGTAGGTAAGTTCTTCTATCTCGTAATCTTCAAACAAGTGTTCAGCGAGCAATGACAAGTCACCGCCCGCATACTTATCGCTTGCAAAATCATACTTAATATCACGGAATCTCGACCCACGATCTTGAATGTAGACAACCGAGTCATTGACCACTACAGGTGGTATCCATGAGGCGCCGTTATACGACTGGGCGCGTACACCAATGGTGGAAGGTGTAAGCACCTGATCTTGACCCTCGGTGACTTTATACTCTGACCCACTGGTCAATAGAATCAGTGAGTCAAGTGACACAATATGACGTATTGCATTCACTTGACGATTCTTAATGGTGAACGTGATTGCATCATCAGCGCGGCTAGGCACTGATGATCTCATCGAGTTATAAAAACCCACCTGAGTAGTGAATATAGTCTGGGGCTCGTTCGTAGTATTAGCAAATATCTGACGTTGTTGGTAGTAGCCTACAGTAGATGGGTAGTTACCCGCTGAACCGAATGGGTCACTGGCTTGTGGGGGAGCGTCACTTGTAAGGGGTGCAACATTGAAGTCAGTAAATACGGTTGTCTGAGTATCGCCAATCCACCCGTAAATACCTGTATTATTTGAAGGGTCTTTATAGACGCGGTAATAATCAGCACCAGTTACCGCGACCCATGTTAAAACAACACCTGCGGTAGCTGATAGTGATTTAGTAGTTATCGAAACGGGGGAACTAGCTACAGATTCAACACCCGTTTCACTCACGGTTGTTACTACGTACGTATAGGTTTTATCATAGTCACCAGCGCCATCACCAACGGGGTTTGCGGAACCTATTATTGTCGCGGTACATGGTCCGGCGAATACTGCATACAATGTTGAGTCAACGCCATCCAGTGTGAAAGAGTTTGCATCCACTACGGTAATTGTGTACGTGTTCCCGCTTAACTCAGTGACACCACCTGAAATAGTAACCCTCTGACCTGTAGCTCCACCATGCGCGGTACAGGTCACGGATGCGGGGTTCGCATTAGTTATACCTGTAACTGTTTTACCAACATCAGCAACAAACGCTGGTGGAAGTATCGTGGGTGAGAAATCAATATAGTCGTGACTCCACGCCGCATGACCCGTTCGACTGATTGTTGCGGGGGCGTAGTCTGGATGAACAATGGTCATTACATCCGCATCTTGAACGTACATCAACCGTGGTAAATCATCTTCGGTGTAAGGTGTTGCGATTGTATAGGCGCTCATACCACTGAGTACGAACCCACCATCCATGACTACACGCATGGTGAGATGTTCAAACACCAATATGTAGGTTTGTTCAGTGTTGAATGAGAACGGAATCAACCGTGCGCGTTTATTTGGTGATGCGAGATAACCTACGAACTTAGTACCTGGGCGCGAGTATACGCCACCTTGAGCGCGCACGATAAAGTTCTCACACACTGCCAAACTGGTTGAATATTTGTTGAGGTCGGTACGCACCCGCATCGCCGGTGACAGTTCACCACCTGTGAAACTTCGCTGAATAATATCTGGCATTAGTTTCTCACAGTTATGAATTCACTATCTGGAATGGGAGTGTATTGCTCATTCATCGTTACCGCGCACGCCGCACGAATATGAGCATTGTATTGCTGCATTGAATCTGATTTAAGTTTACGACCCTCGTTCACACCAACGATAGGTATCGCAAGCTCAGCAGCGAGTAGATGCGACAATGCAAGAATAAACTGGGTACTGAATAGATTAGTATCAGTAACTTGCACCGTGTACTCAGCGCGTAGCTCAGCGTAGTTAGCACCAATGACTCTGTTACCATCATCGTTGAAAATCCGGTATGGTACTGGTGCTTGAGTGTTTATAACGGGTAAGTTATTACCGTAGAACTGTGAGTCAGTACGATTTACTATTTCCCAGTTCAGAATCAGTCGCCTTATCTTGAGGCAGTCGCTAGGGTACTGGTAAGCGTACGCGAAGTTGAACACTTCAACATCAGTCAACTCAGCCAGTGACACAATGCGTGTAGCAAACTGCCACGGTGCATCCTCAAGTACCGAGTCACGTAAGATCGGATATAACAATTTACACTGTTGCGCTTGGATACTCGCCTCAGTCAGTGCGTTGATACTACCACCACGGATATGCGACAACGCCAGATTGCAAATTGTTATTTCGCTGCTCATTACAGAGTCTCGACTGCGTTAGATAACGACAGTGGGTTCTGAAAAGTAACTGCGTCAATGTCACGCTTATTCTGTGCGTTCACTTCAGCCAGTGCTGCTTCGTCAGCTAGACGCCGTTTCTTTTCAGCAGCCGTTTCAGTGACATCTTTCACAGCCTTCAGCCACTTTGGTACAGGCTTCAGCGGTGTATCAGTTTGCAACACACGGCGCTTACCGTTGGGGTCATACATTTGACCCTTGAAAAAACCTTGCTCGATTACTTCATACGTTGGCATGTTATTTACCTTTACTAGTGACGATTATCTAAATAATACACTGTTTATCTAAAATAAAAAACGGGCATCGCTGCCCGTTTTCATAACACCAAGGGAGCTATTAAGCGCCTACGGTGTTGGTTTGATTACCAGCAGATATGCCCGCAGTCACTTTACCCAGTGTAGGGTTTGTACCCGTCACAGTGTAACGTACACCGAGGTAACGACTGGTCACGCCGGTCGGTAAGAACTGCATGAAGGTTTGTTTACCAACAGTCAAGTTAGCAAGGGTAACAACCTCACTGTTTAACACAGTACCAAGCGACGTGGTAGCACCAGTCTCAAGGGTAATGGTTAAGCTGGTGAGGGTGTTAAACGCCTCAGTAACTTGGATGAGAATAGGCACAGGTGTACCCTTACCCACGTCTTGTTTCAATGCTGCTTTACCACCATAGGGGGTGTCGGCTGCACCGAGGTCAACTACGTTGGTGGAGATTGCTGTAGCAGTGATCGCTTGGTCATCGCTGAACAATTGTTGTGCTGATAGGATCATATATTTCCCCTTAGTAAGACTGCGCGGATTAAACCACGCGAGCCTCGGTGTTAAGAATCGCATCGGATTCGCGGATTGGGATACCACGGTAAGTCATCACTTCCTTACCTTCGATTTCCATTGGCTTCAAACGAATGAATGAATCCGTTGAACCTGCGTTAGTTGACAACGCATCCAACGCTTCCAATACATCACGGTTGCAGTAGATTGCCAACTTACCACCAGCCACGCGACGTGATTGCAGCTTGTAGTAGGCTTTGCGCAAGAAGTTATACAACTTCACTGAACCCGCTTGAATATCAGAAACATCGATGTTCGCAACACGCGCAACATAACGCCAATCCTTCACAGCCAAACCGACGTTCCAGCGGAACAATTCTTCTTTAGCGTAGTAAGCATTACCACTAGCATCGGCGACACGTTGTGAACCTTTGTCCTCACGGGTT